TCATCGCGTAACTCCTTTGAGATGGTGTGTTTTAGCAGATTCATTATACTTCAAAGTGTGGTTACGCGATATTTATTTGTTCAAAAAGTTGTAAACTGCTGTAAAGCTATAATTGATTAAAAAATATTTAGTAATCTTGACATACGCGATGACGTCGTAGCCAAGCTCGTGAATCTGGTGTAGCGATGCCGGTGAGCAGAACCATGAGCCGAACAGGACGTGCTGGGCAGAGACACCTGCCTCACGAGCCTCTTCCAACAGTGTTAGAATAACATCTGGAGCCTTGCACTGTGCTAGCTTGCGCTGCATGCTTGCCACCATTGCTGTACGGGTAGATGTCAGCTGACGCGCCTCACAATTGCTGCTGCTTCGACAAAGAGGACAGCAGGCAGTGGCGGAGCAGCAGGAAGGTATTCCCATCGCTCCAACCAAACGTGAGTATACGGAAGACTTTCAGGAACGTGCCACTGACATAGTCGTAGACGCGGGCCAGCAGCTCCACTTTCTTGGGCAGTTGCGTTTGAGCAAGGAGTCGTTGTCATTTTCGATGATGAGGATGTTCCTACGGTCTTCGCCCGTCATTGGTGCGATTGGCCTTCTGGATGTTGGTCGTATCCAGGAATCCATTGAAATGGTAGAACGTATCCCTCTCAAACGGGGTGGGCTCTGACGCATCCTTCTTCCGTTGGTAGAAGAACCGCCTCTGGAACACCGCCTCGGACGCGACCTTGCGGTCATGACCGCAAAGCCGCACATCTTGTAGACATTGTAGTTTCGCAAGAACCAGCTGACATGGAACTCGGCAAAGAATTGACGAATCTTGGAAGATGATACTTCACATGAGTGATGATATTGTACAATATTCATGGCATAAGCCTTCCGTTTGTGTTGTGGATTTTCGTTACTTTTATTATACAAAACGGAATGAGTTCATGCTATTTTTATTTTGCGGATTACTAATAAAGATAAATCAGCGTGGTATCAACTATGAAGCTTAAGTTAATAATAGATGGATTCTGTACATTAACATACTATACTCCGTTTTCCCGGAAAGTCATGTCGTTTCTCTCTTGCATTTCCAAATATCCATTTATGCTTTGATTTCTGTGCCATCTTTAAAAGTCACCCAAATATCATCTTTCTCATTTACAGTAATGAAATCCACCAAACTGCACCACAGTCTTTTATCAAAAATGCTAATAAATTCCTGTTTCTGTAAATTTTCAATAAATCTTTCTAGCTGCTGGCCCCTACTTGTACGCTGTTTCATGGTATCGCAAATCTGGTCATACTTTATTTTTATTTTTTCATAGCGGTTAACTAGCGCACTGTACTCTTGGTTATATTGCACTTGTTCCTGTGTCAAGCAAGCATTTTCGGAGATGAGTTGCTGAACCCGTTCTGCTAACAGGTTCATATTGAGTTCTAATGCGTTTCGTTTCTTTTCCAAATCTGTAGTATCAACTAGGCGAATCTTTAACAGAATAATATTGCTAAGGATCTCATCTTTATTCTTGATAAGTTGATTGGCTGCTCGGACAAATATATTTTCTATCTCATTTTCAGTCAAATGTGGCGTCTTACAATGTCTCTTGAACTTATCATTACAGCGATATACGGTCTGGCGGTATTTATCAGTCGAGTGCCATACTTTGGCTCCGTACCAACTGCCGCACTGTCCACATTTGATTTTGCTGGAGAAAATGGAGATACCACTATGACGAATTTTACTATTTTTCCTCTTCCGCATCTCTTCCTGTACCAAGTCAAATACCTGTGGACTGATAATAGCCTCATGGTTATTTTGCACATAATATTGCGGTACTTCCCCTTCGTTCCTCTTACTTTTTTTCGTAAGAAAGTCCACCGTAAATTTCTTTTGAAGCAACGCATCACCTTTGTATTTTTCATTCATGAGAATACTTCGCACCGTGTTGGGTCTCCATATTTTGCACCCCGCAGGTGTTGGAATCTTTTGCTCTGTCAATTTCTTTGCAATAGAATGAAAGGTGTACCCGCTAAGATATAAACGATAAATCAGTTTTACTGTTTCTGCCTGCTCTTTATTCACTACCAGATTGCCGTCCGCTCCCCTGTCATAACCAAGAAAATGACTGAATGCCAAACTGACCTTCCCATCAGCAAACCGTTTCCGATGTCCCCAAGTGACATTTTCTGATATACTCCTACTTTCCTCCTGTGCCAGGGAACTCATAATAGTAATAAGAAGTTCACCTTTGGCGTCTAGTGTCCAGATGTTTTCTTTTTCAAAGTAGATTTCGACCCCTTTATCTCTCAACTTACGTACGATTGTCAAGCTATCCACCGTATTCCGCGCAAAACGGCTGACCGATTTCGTAATGATAAGGTCAATTCTGCCATCCATTGCATCACGAATCATACTTTTAAAGCCTTCCCTATGCAAGGTATTTGTCGCTGAAATTCCTTCATCCGTGTACATCCCAGCGAATTCCCAGTCGCTGCGTCCCTTTATATAATTTGTATAATAGTCAACCTGTGCTTCATAACTTGTAAGCTGTTCATCCCGGTCGGTTGAAACGCGTGCATACCCGGCGACCCTTCTCTTTTTCTGGCTATGAATAGGTTTTTCTGTGTAATTCTGTAGTGTAGCTGGTATAACCTGCACTTTTTTCATGGCAATTGCACCTCTTTATTTTCTCCAGAATAAAACCGAAACAGCAGGGTCCGATTCTTTTGAACCTCAATCCATTCCACCTGTTCCCGAAATTTTTGCTCATCAAATGTAGATTCGCCAAGAAGGACTGCCGCTGTTTTTTTCAGCCAATCTTCTTTGATGCCGCTAGTGTGGACACATTTATGTTTGTTCCGACTCCGCCAATACGCTACTCTTCTATTTTTACGTGTTTCCAAACAACGGACAAATTTCACATCACAAGTCGGGCAAAAGATACGTTCTGAAAAGGCACTATAACGGCTGGACAGTCCACTTTTACGATATTGGACCATTCTTTGCCGCACTTGTTCCTTCCGTTTCTCCGTCCACATATCCTTTAACGCTGTCGATTTCCATGGCTGCTTAATAACCTTGCCGTCCTTTAAGTAAAATAGCAAGGAATGATAAGCCGGCACCACTATTTTCTCTACCCTCTGTAAAAACTCAGTCTTATCAAAAATTGCCATTTCAAGCGCACTCATACAAGCGCGTTCAAGAGCAGGCTGTGGAATGGCACCATAGGCCCCGCACCATTTCTCCGCTTTTCCTTTATTTGACAGGCACGACCAGTATTCACTCGGTTTGCCTTTGTACTTTCTTATGTTATGGATGTAGCTCTTTCCACAAATACCGCACTTGATGATTCCTGTAAAGCAGGATGTGTTTAGAAAATTTCTGGCATATCCGCCACGTTGCTTTCCCGCCTCCTTACGCCACGCCATCTCTTCCTGAACCTGATTGAATGTCGCTGCATCAATAATGGCCTCATGATGATTTTCCACTACATACTTATCCTTTTCTCCATGGTTTATGACCTGATGTTTGGTAATTGGATCTATTACGAAGGTCTTTTGAATGACCAGGGTCCCTTTATATACAGGATTCTGCAACATCTGCTTTATAGTAGAATCCTGAAATAGGTTGCCGTACATTGTATGAGCTCCGATATTGGCAAGCTCTCGCTGTATATCTCTTCGCGTTTTCCCTGCTAAATACCCCTTAAAGACTCTCCGAACAATCGCTGCTTCCTCTTTCTGGATAACTAGTTCTCCATCTTTCCATCGGTACCCATAAATGAAGAACTTTGCATGGGGAATTCCTTTTTCGTATTTCTTTTGAAACCTCCACTTGATATTGTCGCTGATAGAGCGGCTTTCTTCCTGAGCAAAGGAGGCAAGGATTGTCAGCATCAGCTCTCCATCACCACTTAGGCTACGAATGTTTTCTTTTTCAAACCAGACTTCGACACCAATCTCTTTTAGGTGCCGAACCGTCTTAAGCAGGTCAACCGTGTTACGTGCAAACCGCTGGATGGATTTCGTAAGAATAATATCAATTTTTCTAGCTTCTGCATCTGCAAGCATACGTTGAAACTCTTTTCTCTTAATAATCTTTGTTCCAGTAATACCATAATCAGCATATACCCCCGCATATTCCCACGCAGGATTTTTCTGTATCAATGAACTGTAATAGCTAATCTGAGCCGATAGGGAATGCTGCATTCTCTCTGACTCTACAGAGACTCGGGCATAGGCAGCAACCCGCTTCCGTTTGGAAATTTCGGTAACCTTCTGTTCTATTTTCCACATTTTCTTTTCCATAGTTGAGCCCTCCTTCCAACTATATATATCACTCTAACCAGTAGAATTATCAAGTGTATAACCCTCCGAAAAACGGTTGATATTTATGAAGCATTTCCTTCTTGAAGGACTGGTACTCCTTCTTGGTAATAAGTTTATCATTCAACATTTTCCTTGCCAGATTTATCGTTACCTGAAAAGTTATTTCATTAAAAAATAACTTCTTATCCATGGCGAACACCTCCGAACCGGTAAGCAATATAGCAAGCATGAGAGCAGAACTTCCGATGACTATTGCCATAGACAGTGAATGCTTTTCCGCAGGCCGGGCAAGTAAAAGTATAGACTGCCTTCCGCTTCACCAGCATCAGATGTGCGTTCCACCACTTGTTCCGACAGGCATCACAGCAGAACCGTTTCCGCTTCCGCCCCGGATTCTGATCAATAGGCTTCCCACACTGCTCGCATACTGCTCCATCTATCCTGGTTACCAGACTGTGCCGCCGGCAGAACGACTTCACCGTATTGATAGAAATCTGGAGCTGCATCGCTATCCTGCCATACCCGGCCCCAGCTCGGCGCAGAGCAATAATCTGTTGTTTTTGTTCGTCCGTCATGATGGATACCTCCTGAATTTTTGGTCTTCAGGAGTAACAGGACAGAATGGCTATTACTAAGTACTATAAAAACAAAAAAGCCGATACGGAACATCCTTCCCGATGTTCCGTATCGTAAGCGTAAAATAAAACCATGGATACTCCCACCTGCCAAGATATGAGATAATCATCATAACGAAACGGGAGAAAT